CCACTATAGGAACTTTTGCTGCTGGAGTAGGTGTAAAAGCTGAATCATCTGTTTTAACTGCTTTTGGGATATATAACCAAACAGGAAGCGATGATAGCTACGGAATATTTGTAGTAGGAAAGGGAACATCAGACTCAGTTAGAGCAAACGTATTTAGAGTATCAGGCTCTGGCCAATGTTTAGCAGCAGGTACGTTTACGAATGGTGGTGCTGATTATGCTGAATATTTTGAATCATATGATGGTCAATCTATACCTTTAGGTACTGTAGTTGAATTAACAGGAAGCTACATAAAAATATGCGAAAACCCAGATAATGCAATTGGTGTTATTTCAAATAAACCTAGTATATTAGGTAATAGTGATGAAGGAACTGGTGATGAGTGGACTGGAAAATATGAAAAAGATATTTGGGGTAATCACATAATAGAAGAATACGATTACCAAATATTTAATCATGTAGATGAAGACATGAATCTAACTTACAAAACAGTAACCGGTACTCGTAAAAAATTAAACCCAAATTTTGATCCTTCTTTACCTTATATACCTAGAGGGCAACGTCCTGAATGGAACGTAGTTGGTTTGTTAGGACAAATTAGAGCCTTTAAAAATCAACCTATTCCATCTAGATGGATCAAAATGAAAGATCTTAATGATGAAATTGCTATATATCTAATCAAATAAACATAAACAAATAAAAACAAAACAAATGGAAACAGTTACAGAAAACAAAGTTTTAACTCAAGAAGAATTACAAACTTTAAAAACAATTCAAGAGGAAACTCAAGCTATTATCCTTGAATTTGGAGAAATTGAATTATTCCAAATCCAATTAACTAGTAGAAAAGAAAATGCTAAATCATTTTTAGGAGAGTTATCTAAAAAAGAACAAGATTTTCATCAAGCTATATTTGAAAAATATGGGAAAACAAACATTAACCCTCAAACTGGTGAAATCACTCCTATTTCGTAATATGTATAAATAAAACTAATGGCATCAGAAGTATTATTATCCCCTGGGGTTCTAGCAATAGAAAATGACCAATCATTTATTACTCAACAACCAGTACAAGCTGGAGCTGCTATTGTAGGTCCTACTGTTAAAGGTCCTGTAGGAATTCCTACATTAGTAACATCATATAGTGATTATTTAAATAAATTTGGAGCTACTCTTATTAGTGGGAGTCAAACGTACACATACTTCACTTCTATTTCTACATATAATTACTTCCAAAATGGTGGTAATACTTTATTAGTTACACGAGTAGTAAGTGGTTCTTTTACACCAGCAACATCATCAACAATCCCTACATCAACTGGGGTTACTCAAGCATCTGCTTCTTTTAACCTTAACTTTATATCCGCTAGTGTAGCTAGTTCAGGAATTGGTTCTTTTTCAGTAAATGGAATATTATTCTATTTCACAGGATCAACAGTAACTAATACATCTACTACTATCTATGTTAACACAGCTTCCTTTGCTAATAGCCCTGTAACAATAGCAGATTATACAGCAACAGCATCAGCAGTGTTTAATATAAGTGGAGCTGTAGCACCTTATAGTGCATCTTTACAATACATTTCAGCATCAAATAACAACCCTAACTTAAATTTATTTTATACGGGTTCTAACGGGTTAACAGGTAACTCTCAATACTTTACATCAGGAAGTAATACTTACTATTTCAGTGGAGGTACTAACACTGAAGCATTTATCTTAGAAACTTTATCAGAAGGAAAGATAATGAACAGTACTAGTACTCTTTTCTCTGATGGTACATTAGAATCAGGTTCAGGCGATAATTTTAGATGGCAAATTGTTTCCCCGAATGTTAACAACGGAACTTTTAGTTTAATTATCAGACAAGGTAATGACTCAACTAATTCACCTTCTGTTGTAGAAACTTGGGGCCCATTATCATTAGATCCTTTTTCACCTAACTATATTGAAAGAATAATTGGTAATCAATACCAAACAGTTGCTCAAGATAATGGTGAATATTACGTTCAATTGAATGGAAATTATAACAACCAATCAAGATATGTTAGAGTAAAACAAGTATTAACTCCTACACCAAACTACTTAGACAATTCAGGTAACCCAAAATCAGAATACACTGGTTCTATACCTACAGCTGCAAGTGGAACATTTGGAGGGGCAACAGGAGATAATATCCCATCTTCAGGACCAGGAACATACTATGAGAATATAGGAAATATTGATCCTCAAGGTATTCCGGCGGCTAATTATCTTGAATCTATATCATTGTTAGCTAACAAAGATGAATACCGATACAATCTAATTACAGCGCCTGGATTAATTTATAACTCAACATTCCCAGCTCACGCTCAAGCATTATCATTATTAGTATCTAATTGCCAAAATAATGGTAATTCAATGGCTGTAGTAGACATAGCAGGTTACGGATCTAATATATTGCCTGTCACTACAGCAGCAACTGCGTTAGACACGTCGTATGCCGCTGCTTACTGGCCTTGGGTTCAAACGATTGACCCTAGTACTTCACAACAAGTGTGGGTACCTGCTTCAACATTAATCCCTGGAGTTTATATATTCAATGATAATGCTGCTGAACCATGGTATGCACCTGCTGGTACAAACAGAGGTACAATGAACAATGTAATTAGAGCAGAAAGATATTTAACTCAAGGTAATAGAGATACTTTATATGAAGCTAATGTAAATCCAATTGCTACTTTCCCTAACAGCGGAGTAACAGTATTTGGACAAAAAACATTACAGAAAAAAGCAAGTGCTCTTGACCGTGTGAATGTTCGTCGATTGTTGATTGAACTTAAAAATTATATCTCTCAAGTAGCTGACGCATTAGTATTCGAACAAAATACTACGGCTACAAGAAATACTTTTTTACTCCAAGTAAATCCGTATTTATCTTCTGTGCAACAAAGACAAGGTTTGTATAGTTTTAGAGTTGTAATGGATGAATCAAATAATACACCGCAAGTAATAGATAACAACCAGTTAGTAGGAGCAATTTATTTACAACCAACAAAAACTGCAGAATTTATCTACCTTACATTTAATATATTACCGACTGGAGTTTCTTTCAGTTAAAAAATGTTTTTAAAAAAAGAAATAATATTTATAATAAAACAAATTAAAAACAAAAATGGCAAAATTCTCAGTATCCCCTGGAGTAACTACAAGTGAAATAGATAACACATTTTTATTTGCCCAACCAGTTCAAGCAGGCGCAGCAATAATAGGACCTACAGTTAAAGGACCCGTTGAAATCCCAACACGTGTTACTTCATATGCAGATTATGTAAATAGATTTGGAGATGTTTTAATTAGTGGAAGTGATGCTTATTCTTATTTAACTTCTATTTCTGCTTATAATTACTTCCAAAATGGAGGCCAATCATTAATTGTATCTCGTGTAGTATCAGGTGTATATTCTTCTGCTACTTCATCTTTAATTACTAACAATGCAAATTACGTTGTAGCAGGATATGTTGATCCAACATATTTTGGAACGCCTGACGTATTTATATTAGAAACTATTTCTGAAGGAGAAATCATGAACAGTGAGTCTCCAGTAGTAAGTGGATCATTTACATCTGGAAGCAAAGATAACTTAAGATGGGAAATTACAGGAGTAAATACAGGTTCAGGAACATTTAACGTTATTGTACGTCAAGGAAATGACAGAGATTCAGATAAGATTATCTTAGAATCATGGAATAGTGTTAATTTAGATCCTAATTCTTCACGCTTTATTTCTAAAGTAATCGGAGATATTAAATTAGGATACGATGTTACTTCTAATCAAATTGATGTACTTTCTGGAACTTATTCTAACAAATCAAGATATGTTCGTATTAGTTATGTTAACCCAACTTTCTTAACACCTAACTATTTTGACAATAACGGAATACCTAAGCCACAATATACAGGATCTTTACCAGCTAATTCTAATGGTGCTTTTGATGGTGGTGTAGGAACGATCATAGGAGGAGTTAATTTTTATGAAAACATCTCAACCCAAACTCAAGGAGTTATAGCATCAGATTATGTTAACATGGTTAACTTAATGGCTAATAGAGATGATTACCAATTCAACTTATTATCTACACCTGGATTATTTAATTCATTACATACTTCAACAGTATCTAGTATTATTAATAACACTATTAATAGAGGAGATAATATTTACATAGCAGATATGGTTGAATATGTTGGAACACTTGCAGACGCTGTTGAAAACGCTCAATCTCGTAATACATCATACGCTGCTACTTACTGGCCTTGGGTGTTCATTCAAGACCCAGCTACAGGAAAACAAGTATTCGTACCTGCTTCTACATTAGTTCCTGGAGTATATGCTTACAATGATAAAGTAGCTGCTCCTTGGTTTGCACCTGCAGGTATTAATCGTGGTGGATTAGGCAACGTATTAAAAGCAAAACTTAAATTATCTCAAGGTGATAGAGATGAATTATATGAAAACAATGTTAACCCAATTGCTACATTCCCTAAAACAGGAGTATCAGTATTCGGTCAGAAAACATTACAAAAAGGTGCTTCAGCGCTTGATAGAGTAAATGTTCGTCGTTTGTTAATTGAATTAAAAGCATATATTTCTCAAATTGCAGATACTTTAGTATTCGAACAAAACACAATTACTACAAGAAATAATTTTGTAAGCCGTGTTAACCCATACTTAGAAGCAATTCAACAAAAACAAGGTTTATACGCGTTCAAAGTAATCATGGATGAAACAATCAATACACCAGATGTAATTGATAGAAACCAATTAGTAGGACAAATATATATCCAACCAGCTAGAACAGCAGAATTTATAGCCTTAGACTTCATCTTACAACCAACAGGAGCTACATTCCCAGGGTAAAAAGTTGAAAAATTAAATATGTATAATAAAACAAATAATAGATAAAACATGGCAATCCTAGATCCAAACGAAATATTTTTTACCGCGTTTGAACCAAAACAAACTAACCGCTTTATTCTTTATATTGATGGGATTCCATCATATATGATCAAAGGAATGGGTGCTGTAACATTGTCTCAAAACGCAGTTGCTCTTAACCACATTAACGTTCAACGTTTTGTGAAAGGAAAAACAACTTGGGGAACTATTCAGTTCACATTATTTGACCCAATTACACCATCTGGAGCACAAGCTGTAATGGAATGGGTACGCTTACACCACGAATCTGTAACAGGCCGAGATGGTTACTCTGATTTCTATAAGAAAGATTTAACGGTTAATGTTTTAGGACCTGTAGGTGATATCGTTTCTGAATGGATCATTAAAGGAGCAATCATTACTGAAGCAACATTTGGCGAATATAACTGGGATGATGATGGAGCAGCGGTGAACATCAACATGACAGTACAACCAGATTACTGCGTATTAAACTTCTAATACTATTTTAAAATATTTTTAAAGAAGCTTGCCTAGTTTAGGTAGGCTTCTTATTTTCTCATATATGTATATCCGAACAATTAAGTTATATTAAATAAGAATTATGAGTGAATTTAAAATCCCTACTGAAACAGTAGAATTACCTTCTAAAGGTTTACTTTACCCTGAAACTTCTGAATTAGCAAAAGGTACAATTGAGTTAAAATACATGACTGCTAGAGAAGAAGACATCCTAACTAACCAGGCGTATATTAAAAATGGAACAGTATTAGATAAGTTAATGAAATCATTAATTGTGTCTAAAATAAACTATGATGAATTATTAATCGGGGATAAAAACGCGATTATGATTGCTTCTCGTGTTTTAGGTTATGGTAAAGATTATACATTCGAATATAACGGAGAATCTCAAACAGTAGATTTATCCCAAATAGAAAATAAACCACTACATCCAAATGTAGAATCTAATAAAACAAATGAGTTTGAATATACTTTACCTCATTCTGGTAACCGCGTAGCGTTTCGTTTTTTAACACATAAAGATGAACAAGATATTACTCGTGAACTCGATGGATTAAAGAAAATTAATAAAGACGCATCCCCAGACCTAACCACTAGGCTTAAATACATTATTACGTCAGTTGAAGGAAGTCGAGAGAAAAAAGATATTCGAGATTTTGTCGATAATTATCTCTTAGCTAAAGACTCACGCGCCCTAAGAGAATATATTAAAGAAGTTCAGCCAGATGTTGATCTTACTTTTTTTCCCGACGGGAGTAACGATAGAGTCAATATCCCAATTGGGCTTAGCTTTTTTTGGCCTGACCTATGATATAGTTCCTCAAGCTAGAGCTGCTATATTTTCTCAAATACATGAAATTTGTTTTTATGGACAAGGAGGATATGATTGGAATGTCGTTTATAACATGCCTATATGGTTAAGACGATTCACTCATAACAAATTAACTGAACATTATTCTAAACAAAAAGAAGAAACAGAAAATATTGCAACAGGAGGTAAATCTACTAAACTCATAGACTCAGCAGGAAAAGTTAATACTCCTGAATTCTTAAAAGCCAGCCAACAATATAAAAAGCCTGCAAAGTATAAATAATTCTTGCAGGCTTTAATATTTATAATCAAAATACTTTAAATGGCAGAAGACGAAAATAAAAAAGCCAGATTAAGAGAAGAGATAGAAAAACGTATCTCTAGACTCCAGAAAGATAGGCAAGATATGTATCGGGCTATGCTAAAAGACTTGGACGCAAATAATAAAAGTGTCGAACAGTTTGAAAATCTTCTTGAAGATGTATCTGATGTCTTAGATAAAATTACAGGAAGTTTAAATTATGTCCATAAATCTTTTATGGACAGTGTCAATGAATTAAAAACTCAAAACGAATATTTAAATAAACAACGTCAAGCCCTTAGTAAATTAAGTGGTATAGCTCAAACATTACTTGATATCCGACGAGGAGACTCGGATTATGATAAAAAGAAAATTGAAAAACTTAAAGAAGAAGCTAGAAGACGAATAGATATTTTAAAAACTATTAGGAGACAAGGTGGTTATCAAGGAGATGCTTTAAGGGCATTAAATGAAGAAATAAAAGCCGCTGAAGAACTTAATGATAGTTTTGAAGGTATTGGAGAAACATTTAATGATGTAAATAAAAAATTAGGATTTATTCCTAAACTAGCAGGAGGTATAGATAAAGCCTTCTCTAAAATTTTTGGAGTAAGTGCAGGTATAGATGATGCTGTAAAAGAAACTCAAAGATTAGGACAAGAAGCAGCTGCAACAAATGACAAAGGTTTTAAACCTATGTCTACATTTATTGGAGTATTAGGTAATAATTTAAAAGAATCTCTTTCTTTAGTTAATTTACTACAAGTAGGCCTTATCCAAATAGTAAGTGTCTTTAAATCTATAGATGATGGAGCAGGAACCATGGCTAAAACCATGAATGTCACATACACCGAAGCACTAGCATTAAGAAAAGAATTAACAGACATAGCTAACGCATCAGGCGATACTAATGTAAACACTCAAATGTTGGAAGATACTCTTGTATCGGTAAATCAACTCATGGGTGCGCGAGTAAGCTTAAACGAGGCCGACTTAGTCACTATGGCCAAAATGAATAAATTAGCAGGCATATCCAATGAAGAGAACCTTGAATTACTTAAACTTTCTACATTAAATAATCAATCAGTTGAAAAAACTAATGAAGAAATTTTGGGTGCTGCTAAAGCATACGCTGCTAAAAATAAACTAGCAATAAATGAGAAGCAGATATTAAAGGATGTTGCTAAAGCTTCAACAGCCTTAAAATTATCATTAGGTGGAGGGGCTGATAAATTAGCCGAAGCAGCCGTTAAAGCAAGACAGTTTGGTCTTAATTTAGAACAAGCTGAAAAAATGTCTGAAGGTTTACTTAATTTTGAGTCATCTATAGAGAATGAATTAAGTGCTGAATTACTAACAGGTAAAGAATTAAACCTAGAAAAAGCTAGAGCATTAGCTTTAAGTGGTGATGCAGCAGGAGCAGCAGCGGAAATGGCTAAACAAGTCGGAACAGCTGCGGAGTTTGGAAAAATGAATGTTATACAGCAAGATGCATTAGCAAAAGCTGTAGGTATGACTCGTGAAGAATTAGCTAAATCATTAGTAGATAGAGAAGCTTTAACTAAATTAGGAGCAAAAGAAGGCCAATCAGCTCAAGATAGATATAACGAGTTGAAAAAACAAGGTATGTCTGAAGCACAAATAGCAGCTAAATTAGGGTCAGATGAGCAAGCTCGAATGTTTGAACAACAAAACCTTCAAGAACAGTTTAACCAAACCATAGAAAAATTAAAAGAAATATTTGTAACTGTAGGAAATGCTTTAATGCCTATATTTGATGTTTTTAGTAATATATTTAGTGTTGTAGGGCCTATAGTAGGAGCAATAGGAAGTATTGTTAGTTTTATGTCTCCTATATTAAAACCATTATTGTTAATTTATGGGGCATTTAAGGGGATAAGCTTTATTACTAAAGGATTAACTTCTCTAAATAAAATTTTAATAGCTCAAAACACTACAAGAACCGCTCAATCTCAAGCTCAAGTAGCTGCTGAAACTACTAAATTAGGATTAGGACAAAGAATATTAGCTGTTTTAGGTTTACAAGATGCTATGTTAGTTTACCAAATGGCTAAAGAAGAAGGAATGAACACCCTTACAGCTTTACGATTAGCTATGGAAGAAACTGTTCTGGGTACTTTAGTTCTTCAAGGTGTGAACTTATTAAAGAATGTCGGACAATATATCTTATTAACTATACAAGCAGGCTATAGAGCAGTAGCTGAAAGTACTATATTAGGATCCATCTTAGCTCAAGGCGCAGGAATGATAAGGTCTATAGCAACTGGAGCAATCAGATTAGCTCAAGCTATAGCAACCTCCGTAGCAGAAATTTCCGGTGCATCTGCTATATCTCTTGGTGTAGCCGCAGCCATAGCATTAGCAGCTGGAGCAGCAGCATATGCTTTCTTTAGCTCTATAAAAGCAAATGATATGGTCGCCCCAGGAGGTGGTGGTGATGGGTATGGTAAACGCACATTATTAGGCCCCGAAGGAGCTATCAGATTAAATGATAAAGATACAGTTATAGCAGGTACAAATCTGTTTGGAGACGACGTCAAATCAGAACCAGGTAAAGCTACAGAAACAATGGGTAAAGGAGAACTTAAAGCCCCAGAAGCTAAAAAATCTTCAGGAGGTGGTTCTACAGATATGACTCAAACTAATGCTCTACTTAGAGAATTAATATCCGCAGTTAGTACAACTGGAACAGTAACATTAGATGGAGCTAAAGTAGGTGAAGCTCTAAAAGTAGGAAGTTATAAAACCCAATAATACTTAATATTTATAATAAAACAAATTACTATGGGACTATTAGACATGTTAACACAGCAAGGTTCACAATTAAGTGAATTCGATGGACAAACTCCACCACCAGCAAACATAGACGTGCAAGGATCAACATTACATTACCAATATTCAATTAATGGTAACCCAAATATGGTTGGATTTCCTACACCTTCTTTGTTAGATTTAGATGGACAAACTCCTCCTCGCTATTTAGACAATCCACCACAATAAAAAAATTGAATGGGTCTTTTATTAAAATTAGAAAACGGTGATACCGCACTGAAATCTCTCAAGTTTGGTAGAGACAGACTTGGGAATGGGAGCAGTAATCAACCTTACATAAAAAACCCAATAATTGAAGAACCTGGCAAATTAGGTCAAGCTGATAATGACTTTTTATTGCGTGGTGGTTTACGAGCACCAATAAATGCTGCTGAAGATGTTGCTCGTTTAACAAAATATATGTTTGACTTTAAGTCACCTAGTGGACTTTTATTTATAGCCAAACAAAATTTATTATCTAGAACAGCAGTAGCCACAGAAGCTAGTATTAGTGCTGGATATGGGAACAATCCATCTAAAGAATTAGCTTGGACTAAAGCTCCTATAAATCAAGGAATTTACACTCCATTATCTACATTATTACAAGCAGGAATAGGATTTACAGGAACTCATCTTAACTTATTAGGAATAAACCCATTTACTCCAATGACTGGAGTAGTACAAGGAGGTTTTCTTCCTGGTTTAGGTTTAGTTAGATATGAGGATGTAGTAAGAGGGGAAACTAGATTAACTAAAAGAGTAGTTAACAAAAAGAAAATCCCTATATATGAAGAGCGCTCAGTCCCTGCATTTGGAGACTATGGCCCCGCACCTATTAAAGGATATAAAACTGAAAAAACAGTTACTAAAATTCCTGTAGGACAATACGAAAACCGCTTACTATACCTTTGGGAAAAAGATATGGTTGTCACCGACAACGCAGGAGGAACAATCTTAACATATTCAGGAGGACCAGGATCAATTTTAGGTGTAGGAAAAACTAGAATAAATTTTGCAGACCAAAGAACAGGACTAAACAATAAATTATCAAATACAGAACCTAATTACTTTTATAAAGGAGGTACTAAACTACATGAAGATGATTTTGTTCCTAATTACAGTAATTTATTAGGGGCTAGTAAAGCAGAAAATCTAAGTGATACTCAAACGGGAATAGATTCTGCAACAGGTATTGACTCTAATATATATGGGCCCCATAGAGAAAATTATACTTTAAGTAAATATAACCCAACCGGAAAAACACTATCAGGGTACGGTCTTGGAGGTCCTAATAATATTATCAATTCTAATACTTCTGCATTTACTGGAGACTCAGATGAATTTTATCAAGGAGTTTACAATAATTATCTTACAGGAATAAAAAATTCTCCTACTGATCGGTCTGAATTATATGTTGCTGGTTTAACAGCTACACGAAAACCATTATCAT